TGTATGATGTACTGCTTCACTTCCAAAACGGTTGATTCCCTTGTATGGACGCATCGACACATCTCCTATTTAATCTTATAGTGCGTCTACCAATTCCGCCACCTGACTATATTTTAATCCACGTTTCAAATTTATTAAAATTTTCTGTTATTTTAAATTCAGGACAATTTATCATTGTTTGCGATTGAATAAATTTAGCAAGTAGTATTTTTGTTTTAATCCTTCCTTCTATTTGAACTGCTTCGTAAATCTCAATAATTGAACCATCTATTTTGTTTTGATATTTCCCAACCATTATCTAAGAATAAATATTAAAATAAACAATAAACTCCTCAACACTTCTGATTATTTTGTATTGGTAATTATTTTCCAAAGCTAATTTTTCAAATTCTTTTTGCGTTTTTTGTTGCGTTGCCTTTTGTGTTTTAACTTCGATAAACAAACCATTGAATTGTTCATTCGGTTTCATAATAAACAAATCAGCAACCCCAGCTTTAACACCTTCTGATTTTAATTTTTTTGCAACTACTATGTTCCGTAAACCCCCATTTGGAATTGCAAAATAAGGAATTTTTTTAAAATCCAAGTATCTGCAAATAGCATATTGGATATAATGCTCATTATTTTTCATTTAACTTTTTAATTTTTTCGTGATAAATAACATAACCTTTCTTTTTGGCCCATTTATAAAACTCAAAAGGTTTCATCCCTAATAATTGAGAATAGCCAAATAATTCTTTGACCGTTTCGCCAATATTTTCCTCAAGATACTCATCCATTAACTTGCAATTTTTTCTAAAATTTTGCTTGTTAAATGCTGATTTTTCTGCACTTGATTTCTTCCACAATGAAATAAAGCCTTTTGATGTGATTGCAATTGTGTAACCGTGTAGGCAAGAATTACAATAACCTTGACAATCTACCCGTTCTATAATTTGAACCTGATTGCAGTACGGACAATTGATTTTGTCCGCATCTATTTTCTTTTTCATTTTAAAAATTTTTTAGTTAAAAATTGAAAAATGTGTTCAATAATAGGTAATGTCCAACCATCACCCAATAATGACCCTGCTTTTGCAGTTGTAAGAATATCACAATAGTCATCTGGAAAACCTTGCAGTCTGCACATTTCAACTTTATTTACTGTTCTAACAATCTGATTTTCATAAATTAAAGTTATCATTCCGGTTGTTTCATTTCTGTGATTCAAATACCTTTGTGAACTTTTTTCAGTATTACCACTTCCTGTATTTAAACAAGTATGTTTGTCTGTATCTACATAAACCATATTTATAAATTGTTTATTAGCTCTTTTTTTAATGCTTTGTTGACTTGTGCAAACTCGGCTTTCGCTTTCTAATAATGCAAGTGCTTTAACACGTTCTACTCTACCATTTGTAATAATATCTTTAAACATTATTCCTAAATCTTTTGGTTGTGGAATATCTGTTAATAAATCTCCAAACATTCCATCTTCTTTTGTACGAATATTCGACCAATAATAACGGTCTCTTAATTGCGCGGTTACCAAACTTGAATTAATTCTAACCGGATACACTCCTAAACAACTTGACATAATACCTACATCAAGCTTGTTTGCACTACCTACATTTTCTTGAAGAAATAAAACATTTGGATTTAATGATTTTATGTGGTTTAAAATTTCAACAAACGTAAAAAACAAACTTGACTTTGCACCATTAATTCCTGCACGTTTACCTGCTGCAGATAAATCTTGACAAGGACTACCCGATAAAACCAAATCAATAGTTTTCCAATCAATATCCCATTCTTGCCATTTTGTAACATCTCCAACTTGAATAGTATCCGGAAAATGATGTTGTGTTAGTTGTATTGCATAAGGTTTAATTTCACTTGAATAGTATTTTTCAACCTTAACTCCGACATTTTCTAAGGCTTGTCTTCCCGTATTCATTCCATTAAATAAGCTTAATACATTCATTATAATATTGATTTTAATTGACCATTTTCATCTAAACAATTGTAATTTTTCACCAAACTTGCAATAAAATCTTTATAGGATTGTGATTTGTCAATAATACAAATTTTATGTTCAAGTATTCCAGTAGCTACCAAAATATCGTACAAATGATTCAATCCCCCATAAATCCATTTGAAATTTTCATCTTTTCGTAATTGGTCGGCATACATATTGGCAGTTTCAATCGCTTGTTGCTTCAAAATTTCAATCGTTGGAACTGGTAACGGTTCTGATTCCACTACTTTATTTCTTATTGCTTTTGTTTCTTCAATGGAATATTCATTGTATGCTTTAATAATCCTACCAAAATATTCACAAGAAAAATTCTCATAACACTTTGCATCTATGTTGAACTTGCCAGCAACCGCAAATTCAAAAGCAAGTTTAATTTCCTCGGGTGTTAAATTTCCAAAATTCGATTTGATAAAATTTAATAACACAAATTTTTCCTCATCCGTTGGCATATTATTTGAACGTAAGCCAACCAAAATCATTGAATAACGTAATACTTGTTTTAGGTCTTCTTCGTGCCTTGTGCGTAAACTCTGATAACCTTGTGCAAGTATTATCTGTTCGCCTATTGAATTACCAGTTGCGTAAGGCTTCCATTCTGTCAATTGATGTGCCTTTGGGTTTGTTGTTTGAATTTCCATCGTTTAATTGTTGTTTAGGTTCGTAAATTCCTTGATAGTTATTTGAAATTGAATGATTAATTGCTTTTTCTAATTCTTCATCTGTTTTGTTAATCCAAGATGAATATAATACTTTAATTCCAACTGGAGTATATTTAGATTTTTTTTCTTTTTTATACTGAATCCATTTATTAAATAATTCATCTCTAAAAGTTAAAATAATTTCTTCTTTTTCTTTATTAATATTATTAGTATTAGATTCTTTTTTACTGAATTCTTTATTACTAATATTTGATGCTTTTCCTATATTAGGATTTTCCTCTATAGGATTTCCTATAGGTAGGTTTTCCTCATTAGGAATTTCGTATAGTAGGTAATCAACTACCCAAAAACCTCTATTATTTTGGTATCTATTTCTAACTAAATAACCAAAATTTTCCAATTCTTTTAATGCTGAAACCACACTTGGCAAACCTTCTTTTACTTGCTTTGAAATACGTTCTGCTGAAAACTCCCAGTTATCAGGTTTTGATTGAATGTAGGCATATAAACCTTTTGCCTTAAAAGAAATATTAATGCTATTTAATAAATCATTAGGTATTGTTCCGTACCTATTTTTAATTATTAACTTTCCCATAATAAAAATTTAAAATAAAAAAGCCACTACCAAATTGATAGGCTCTGACCTCTATCTTTTTAGCAATGGCAATTTAATTTTTTTAGTTTCTTTTAGTCAGAGCGAAACCTTAATACAAATATACAAATTAATCTTCAATTCTACATTGCCTCTTTGAAAAAATACCTAAATGTTCTGGATAATCCTTTTCAAATTCCCTTGCATAATCAGCCGTGTACACGTTATTAACCTTGTAAACTCCATCGCCTTGAATCATTGAATGATAACGAATAATTTCGCATATCATCTTAGATCCGATTCGCTTGTAACCTCGATTAATAAATTGAAAAGCAATTTTCTTAAACTCGATATAAATCTGTGGGTTTTCTTGATTATAAATTGCAAATGATTTCATTTTGCTTTAGTTTAGTTCACGAATTTCATCTAATTTCTTGATGGTAATTTCTTTTAAAATTGCCATTACATCAGGTCTTTTTACTCTCCCACTTGATTTGTTTTTTTGATTGAAATAATCAATCTGTCTGATATTTTCCCACGACCAAGCACGTGCCGAAAATGGTAGTATTTTTCTTTTATTTAACTCATCTGATGTGAGTTTGTAAATTTCTTGTTGTTTAAATTTCATTTTCGTATGGGTTTTGAGTTTTTAAATATTTCCAAAAAATAGGATAGTCTTCATTTGTTTGTGATGCGACAAATTTTGCACCAGACATTCTAATAAAATGCTTAATTGACCATCGTTCAGATTCCGTATCCCTTACCCAACAAATCTGTCCTCTTTTTAGTAGTTCAATTGGTCTTTCTTGACTAAATCCACCATTGACAAAATCGTATTCGGTAAAGGATAGGGAAGGATATTTCATATTAGCATTAGGCATTCCACAATCTGTAAATAATAATAGTCTTGTGCCAAATTGCACCTTAATAGGATAGGTTGGACAATCCTCCACTATAACTACTTTTCCCCAACCAAATTGATAATCAAAGACGTTGTCCCCGACTTTAAAAATTGTTTTATTTTCCATTTTAGCCTAATTTGTGGGTGTAATGAATACACCCGTTAAATAAATAAGTTGAATCAAAATTATCGTGCCACTCATCATTTACCACAATGATTTTTTTTGGTTTATAAATTGGCTTGCTGGCTTCTTTAATTTCATTCCAAACTATAATGGTCATCAATAAAACCATTAAAACTATTCCGATTAAAAAAATCCTTTCGGCTCTTTTATACCTTCTTTGAATCTCTGATAAATTTTGCATTTTCATATAAGTTTAAAAAATTTTCAAATTTAGTTCTGTCGCACTTACTCCCAAATGCGACAAAAATACACCACTCATTAAAATTCATTAGAAAGGCAAATCATCGCCTGATTCAGGCACTGGATTGAATGATTCTTGCGATGCTGGAGTTGGTGCTGGACTTGAATTACCATTTGGTTTCCAAGTGTCTAATTCAACATAATAATTGCCAATTTTACCTTGTGAAATGTTTAAATTTAACCATTCACCATTTGCATTTTGCTTGATAAAATCAATTGCGTCTGATACCTTCAATGATAACTTACCAACCACCCAATCAGGTGCGTTGTCTGAACGTTTAAAATTAAATCCTTTTGCGAATACTTTTTCTTGATTTGCCATGTTTATAATGAAATTTGTTGTTTACGTTTTGAAAATAAATCTTTAATCGCTGGTAACGTTTTGAATGAATCATCTATATCGTTCCATATTTCTGTCAAATGCTCAATTGCTGAACACTCATCCAATAATCTTTTCAACTCTCCCAATTCTTGTGCTGAAATTGTAATTTGTGGTTCAACTGGCTTAGGTGCTTGTGCTGGCTTTGATGCGAATGCTTGTGCTTGCTTTGATTCCTGACCGTGTGTATTGGTTGCATCAGAATCTTTTGTGTCATCCAGACCAAAAAGTCCTGAGAGCGCATACTTTCGAGCATATGAACTGCTCGACCCAGTTGTCTGCGAAGCATCTTGACCTTTTTTGCTTTCTTCTTCTCTTGCACAAGCAGTCGCTGTGTATGTTTCTTTACCATCTGTTAAAGTAACTACTGCTTGAACGTAATATCTATCGCCAACCATAATTATCGTGTCGCTAATCATAATTGAAAAACCGCGAGAATTAATAACTGGCTTAACTGATTCCAAAATGTCTTCTGCTGAACGGTACTTGTATTTTCCGAATGAATTGAACTGACCTTTTGGTGCTTTGACTTCGGACTGAATTTTTGCTAATTGATTTTCCATTTTATTAAGGTTAAAGGATTAAAAATAAATTTTAAAAGTAAAAAAATATTTGCAATAAGGTAACCAAAAGGTATAAGAATTAAAGCAAAATTTTTCTTGTCTAATTTCAGATTTATGATAACTAAAATTTTTAGTTAAATAATTAGGAGTAAAAGTCTTATAATTAACTACTTCAAGACTTTTTAAAGATTTTTTAAAATTTTTCATTTTTTTAGTTGTTTAATTGTTCTACCGATTTGGTATTACAAAAGTACAAAAACTTTTTGAATAAAAAAACTTTTACTAAATTATTTTAAAATAAATGTCGATTATTTATCCTAAAATCAATACACTCATCCCAAGAATCAAATTCCCATATTCCAACTTCTTTTCTACCATAATTGGTTAATTCTGATTGAATGTAATTTTCAAATTCTTTGTCGTTTTCAAATGTTTTCATATTTGATGAATATGTATTATGCGAATCGCAAAACATAATGATTGCATATTTTTTTTCAGATACTAATTCAATGTTGCTTTCCATTTTAATTGGGTTTTTAAAGATTAATAATTATTATAGTTCGGGTCTAATAACCAATCTAAGGTTATTAATATTGATAAAATGACAAACATTTTAATTTCGAAATGGTCGTCGAATAACCAGTTTAATATTTTCGCTTTCATAGTTTTAATTTTTATCGCAACAGATGCTAAAATTATGTTTTTCGTGCTTGAAATAAGCCAAATTTGATGTTTCATCGCAAAGATTCCAGCCTTGCTCGGTTAATTGGTCAATGATGTTAATCCCGAATTGGAATCTGATTGAGGCAAAAGATGAATTAATACTGATAATTTCTTTGACTGGGAAATTTTGGTTTTCTAATTCCCAAACTGCTTTTTTTAATTTTTCTAAAAAGTTCATTTTTTTAAAGATTAAAATGTGATTTGATTCGATTGATAACATTTGCGTTTGCAAATGCAGTATGATTTGATTTTAATTCTTTGGCTGGTATTCCAGTTGCTCCCCAAGTTCTGATAGTTCTAAATAAATTAGATGGAACATTGATTGAAATTTTACCATCCGTTAAAGTGCAAAAGTTAATAGCTTTCATTTTGATAAGATTTAATAGTTATACCGATTTGGTATTACAAAGATAGAAAACTTTTTTAAAAAAAAACTATTTTGTAAAATTATTTTCAAATAATATGTAAAAAAAGAAAATTCCCACCAGTAGAACCAATGGGAATTAAATACCTACTCAATTAAACCTATTTAAAATGAAAAACAAATGTAACTAAAAAATATTGGTAATTCTTGCAATTTGCCCGTGAATTTTTGAATGCAAAAAACCTTCGATTGCTTTTGGTGCATGAACATACCCGTTACGATGATGCCAGCTATCACCACCAGATGGACTACGCAAAGATTCAACCGTTACACCAATAAAATCCTTGGATGTTTTGTGGTGAACGTGATGAGTATAAACGTATCTGTGTTTGGTTTCGCCCCAATGTTGTTTTGCCTCCTCTGCCATTAATAAACCTAAATCGCCAACCTTTGCTCCATCCCCGTGAGTTGTACCAATAAGGTTATCAAAATATCGGTAATATTTGCGATGATTAATCGAACAATCAAACGAAATTGATTCATCCAGCCTAAACCAGCTTTGTATTGCATCAGCCAAAAAGAATCCATTAGTATAGTCGTGATTGCTCGGATTGTATGTAATATGCACTTTTGCAATTAATCGTAATTTTTCAATCACTTCAACGTACAATTTTTTTGCTAATAAAAAGTTTTCATACCACATTCCATCCGTATCTTGTGGAGTTCCAGATGTTGTTGTTCTTTTCGGTGTGTCAATATGCAAAATGTCGTTACCAATGACCAATAATATTTGGTCGATATTGAATCCCTTTACTTTGTTTAAAATTCCGTCAACTCCCTCGTGAACCCTTTGGACCGCTATGTTAGAATTATAATCTTCACCCGTTTCGAATGCGGTTGCCAGCTTCCCAATATGCACATCAGCTGGGTCAATGACTAACAAATGTCCATCATTATATTCAGGATAAACAATTTTCTTATAATTGGGTGAATGGTTATCCATTGCCTCCACAATAGCATCACGCAAATTTTCGTATGTTTTTTGTGATTTGTCAAGTTTAACCGCAACAGAATATTCCTTTGTTTTATCCCAGTACATTGATACGGTTTCAATATCAATTCCCCTTTCATCACAATGACTGGATAAACCCGAATGCTCCGCTTTTAGCTTCAATTTAGCTTCATATCGCCCCCATATTTTGCGTAAATTTTCAGGTGTTGGATAGTCGTATTTTTTAGCAATTACCCTCGATGCCTCCGCCTTTGATGATGTTTTACCACTATTGTAGTACTCAATCATCTCATATACTAAATCACTAAATTTTGGCTTCATTTGAACGGATTAATGAACCTAAAATAAAGATACCCAAGTATCAATATTGATTCTATGAAAATTGTGATAATCGCCCAATTCGGCACGACTGATTTTACAACTACTTTTTCAAAAATTAATGATTTGTCTGAATTGTTCGACTTGTATTTTGATTCGTAAACGTTTTGAATTGAATCTAAATTGATTGTGGCTTTAATCGTGCCACTCTGTGAACGTAAAATGATGCTACCTTGTGGAATGGTTATCTTTGAGTAAAATCGTGTCAGAATACCCAAAGAATCACAAGGATTTTCAATAATTAAAGTATCGTTTATTGCTCTGAATTTTTCAATAGTTCGGTAATCACGGATAGTATCGTGAACAATTAATTTCTCATTTCGCAAAACGAATTGTTTTGTCTTGCAAGAACTAAGCAAACATAAACTAAGAAAAATATAAATCAGCCTCCGCATTTCTTCTATTGGTTAAACCTTGTAAAACTTTGCCACCGCTTTTATTCCAACCTAAAAAACTATCTCGAATTGTTTTATTACCCGGGTTTAAATTTACTTTCTTTAGCAATGTACTATTTTTTAATGCTCCAGCACCTATGTTGTAACATAATGAAACCAAAGCATCAAATTGATTTTGATTGATGTCATCCCGACAAAATGAATCTACACTTTGCTCATAATGTTTAAGTACATTCCTGAAAATAACCAATGCTTTTTCTTTTGTTATTTCAGGGTCTGTCATTCTTACCTTTGTGCCATCAGGATAATAAGTGCAACCAATTGAAATTGTCGGCACTCCAGCCGAACATAAATAGGGTTTTAATTTTAAACCCTCAAACTGGGTTATCAGGTTTAAACCTTTTTGGCTTATTCGGTTTACTTTCATCTAATCCAAGTTTAATTTTCAAATCAGCATTCTCTGAACGTAGGTGATGTACTTCTGTTGTAAGTACATCGACCTTGTCGCTTAATTCTTTGACCTTATCGGACATTTCTTGTGCCGTTACTTTCCACATTGCAATAATTTCTTTTGTATTGGCTATTTCGCTTGCATTAATATCTAAATTCTCTTTTCTCTTTCCAACCAACCAACCAATAAATGCAGTAAATGCTCCAGTAACAGAAGGTACAATTATATCGTCTAAGTTCATTTGTTTAATTCGCTAATTGTTCCAAATATGCTTGTTCGTAATCTGCATCAATTGAAGCTCCAAATGAATGGATTCCAACTGGTGTACACCATATTTTAAAAAGTGCAAAAGATTCTAATTCATCATTTTGCCAAAGAATATCAACTGAAAACTTATCTGATAAAATTACCTCATCTTCTGTTTGTGATACAATCAAATGACCAATTTCCACAACAGATTCAATAATATCACGGTTGTAAAATAATTCAGATTCAGTTCCTTCCGTAACGGAAACCTGAATATCTGATTTTAATTCTGCCCATTTTTCGGGTCCAAACTCGTACTTTCTAAATTTCATCTTATAATGTTGTTAAGGTGATTAATTCTTGACTTGTTAAACGTGTTTTCCAAAGAATTGCGGAATAAATTCTGTGTCCATTTGCAGTATTTATATTTGGATAATTACCTAAATAAACCGTTGTCAATGATGTTGTAAATGGTGAACTTGCAAATGTATAAGACCTAACTAATGTCCCATTAATATAAAGGTTCATTGATGTTGCATTATATATTAAAGCCATTTTAATTCTGCCAGATGTGTAGGACAAAGTTAAATCATCTATTAATTGTACGTTATTTGCTTTGTATCCAATACGATATTTAGTCCCAGATGCGATTGCGGTTTGGGCAATGTTTATTCTATCCGTATAGTTCGCACCAAATAAACCTAAACTAATAATGTTTCTTGTGTTTTCATCCGTAACGTTTGTCAAATCAAAATCAATAAATATAGTCCCCTCTGTTTGACCGATTAATGATGTAGCCGAATTGTCATAACATTGGTCTGCATTTCTTGTTACCGATGCAGTTGTTGTTGGAATGTAAGATGATACAAATGAACCTTGTTCAACTTGCGCCCCCCATACATATAAACCCGATGTTCCATCGCCAGCATAAGTTGTAACACCACTTGAATTGGCTAAATTTACTGCAATTAATGGCGAACCAGCTCCCGTAGATGAATTTAATGTTCTTGAAAACCTAAACCAACCATTTCCAACATTTGTCAAAGTTCCATTATCAACCGTGCCAGTTGTTAAATTTACTGCTGAATCTTGCGCCCCAGCAAAAGTTGTTAATCTTATGTTGCACCTTGTTCTCTCCCCAGCTTTTAAATAAACCGAAACCGTGTAATCTGTTGATGTTGATAATGTAAATGATTGAAAAATTAAATGCGATGATGTAGTTGCCGATTCTACTAATTTATCCGCATTTGTAGTTCCATCAGGTGATGCAATAGCATTGGCAGTAACAGTTGTATTTGACTTTCCCCAAGATGCGTTATCTTGTTCTTGAGAACGTAAAATAATGTTTGTTCTTTGTGGCTCAATTAATAACTTTGGACAAGTTACATTTGTGTAATCCAATCTTGGTTTATTAGCCAAAACCGTTTCAATAAAACCAGCTGAATTTACACGGGTTGCCGTATCTCCCGTGCGTGAAAAAGTCATATCACCCGTGCCATCTGTTGGAACGATTGAATAAAGTTTGGAAACCTTATAAGCATTTGGAGTTACAACCAAAGAGGCGGTATCTAATAAATTCATATTTTTTTACGTTAAACTATTTAAAAAGTTAATTAAACAAATTTCAGATTCAACTAAACCACTATCCGCAATTACTCGGTCATTGAATGGAATATACAAAGCACCCCCATTTGACAAGTCCCCATTGATTGAATTGTATAAACAAGTGTAAGCCTCCAATGTTCCTGAATCAGCTACAACCCGTGTTTGAAAATCATTAATAAATGTAGCCAAATATGCCAAACCTCCAACGATATCAGTCTGTCCCGAATAGCTGAACCCGTACACGATGCCCCAACCAATATTATTGTTAATATTGCCACGACCCCACTCAATGGAGTTGTTTGTTGCACCTTGTCCCCAACCTATACTATTTGCCATTTTCTAATTTATTTAAATAAATCTTCAATTTTATTACATTCTCTTTTTTTGGCTTGTACGTTTTACAACATCCAGCCACTGAAATCTGCTTCTTTTGTTGGATAAACATCTGCGTTTGAATTTGTGTTATATTCTGGGAATAAACTTTGGTTAAAACTCATGTAATCAATGAACCTTCTTGAATAACTTTCAGCAATTGAACGTTCTTTTTCTACCAAAAAATCAATCTCATCTTTTGAAACCGTATCGGAATTTTCGGAATTATGTTTGTAAACTCCTTTATTTGCAATCGTGTAAGATGCAAAAGGCAAAAACTCAACCATTGACCAATGAATCAACATTGGTTTAATATACACGTTTGTCAAAGTCAAGTAATTGCCAGTCAAAGTTCCAGCTACTATGTCGTTGTTTATTTTGTTAAATAATTTCGTGCCTAAATAACCTTGCAAATGAATATCTTGTGCAACCTTAACCCATTGTATAAAGTTATCCGTATCAATGTTGCCATTCAATGCAGTAAACTTTACAATCTCATCACGACTTACAAATAATGCTTGTGCCATAGGTGCTTATATGCTTTTTTATTTTTTATTCTCCAAATAATCGAACTATTAACATTGTATTCATTTGCTAATTTTCTATTCGATAATTTAGAATAATGAATTTTTATAGCTTCAATATCATTTATTTTTGTTTTAATTAAACCAATTTTAACTGCATGAATTACATTTTCACTTGCAGAACACCACTCTAAATTTTCAATCCTATTATCAGTTTTAATACCATTAATATGATTTACATAACATTCAGATTCAATATTAATTATAAATGCTTCTGCAACTAATCTATGAACTCTAAAATCATATCTTTTAGAATCCTTTTTTAATGTACATTTATAATATCCATCATTCCCCAATCTAACTTTTTTAGATTGTCCTTTATAAAACCGATTTGCATCTTTAATGTAATGTTTTACAAATCTATCTTTACTTCTTAAATTTCCAAGATTTGAAATTTCATATTCATTTTCAAATCCTTTAATACTTTTCCAAATTTCCATATTTGTTTTTTTTTACAAATATAAGAAATATTGATTACAATACAATACCACCCTTACATATCATGTGGTGCAATATATGCTCTTTTATCATTTGTTGGTAAAATCTCACCCTGTTTTCTTGCTTGTGCTGGAGTAATTTGAACACTTCCTTTTCTTCTTGGGTCTGTAAATCTTTTGTAAGTTTCTCTTACCCAAAAATGTTTACAAGTTCCAAAATTAAAATTATCACTTAATTTTCCTCCACCTTTCCATAAGAAAATATCATAAGGTGCATTTGGTTCAGGATGCATACCAAATCCGGGATTAACGGTTTTAGCACTCATTCTATCAATATCTTCTTTTCGATATAATTTATTTGCAGACATCATTTTTTTACAAAATTCTCTTTCAGGATTTGGATTTCCTGAATATCTATATCTACTCATAAATAATCTTCCATCTTGGTAAGATTTAATATTAGGTCTTGCTACTCCGGTAGTTACCGAAGCAAAATCCCAAAACTTTGCTAATAATGATTTTTTAGGATTATTTAATGCTTCTAATTCTGCATCTAAACGAGCTTCATCTTCTAAACTTTCAACTTCTCTTGAATCAATTAATTCCCATTCTTCTAAATCTATTTCTTCGCCATATTCATTTGGATTAAAATCCAATTGCGACGATAATTTAACCCCCGTTTCTTCTTCTGCAGTTGCCTTGTCAACGACTGGATTCAAATCAATGAACTCCAGTGGTTGCAAGGTCTTGAAGTAAAGGTTTAAACTAATTTTATTAAACCCTAATATCTTTTCAATTCCATCAATAAACGTATCTTGAAAATAACGAATTACCATATTATCAAATAATGTAATCGCATTTTTTAATTCATCCGCATTCGATGAAAATCCATTAGCTGAAGGAATACCAAATTGTAATCCCGAAACAACTCCGTGACCAAGTAATATTTTTGCTTGTGCCTCCGCACTCAAATATTCGTAGTGTTTTG